AGGCACCATAACGCCTTCAGACAGGTTTATGCTGTCAATGTCGGTGTTACTGGCAGCGGTGGCGCTGTATTCTGAAATTTTCGTCTTTGCCATCTATGTTCTCCTGAGCCTTAGCTCTTTATAGCACAAATCTAGCGCACGCGCACCGCCCGACCGTCAGACATCTTGGCAAACGTGAACGGATTGCCTTGGCGATCAACCCCGCTCTCGTAGCCGACGATATTGCCGCCAGCCGCCATATCTTCGAGTGAGCTGGCTTGGGCTTGCGGGATCATCGGGCCGACTTGCTGAGCCAAAAGACCTGACGTTGCAGGCGCGCGAAGCCCAGCCGCTGCCGCCGGTATAGCGCCGCGTTTCATGCCAAACTGGCCAAGCCGTGTGGTTGCGCCTCTGCCGAGCATACCGCCAGCTAGACCAAGTATTGCACCTTCTGGCGACATATCGCCGGGTGCGCCTACAAGCGCACCGCCGCCACCGTATAGAGCAGCGCCAGTTAACAAACGCCCTGCCGTGCCACTGTCTGGCAGAGATGGGCCGATAATACGCTGCGCCATTTCAATAGGCTTTTGCATACGACCCTCGCCAGCCGCAAGTCTACCAAGGCCAGCAGCACCGGCTTTGCGCTCTTCTGCCCTTACAGCAGACATAGCCTGAGCTGGCGTAAATACACCCTCTGTGGCCTTTGCCTGAGCCGCCCTTAGCGGCACAAACTGTGAGTAAGCTCTATTAGTCTTTTGAAGCAGCTCTTTGTTTGCTGGAGAATACTTAGCAATCAAGTCCATCATGCTGACGTCTAGCTCAGTCAGAGCCTCGGCTATTTTACCGTCTATCGGGTCTGTGCTTTTGCCAAAGCGCATAGCCTCTTGGCCTATTTTTTGCTGAATTTCTTGGATTGCTTCGCCTGTCAGCTTGCCGTCTTTGACGCGACCCAAAACTTGCTGGATGACGGTGTTCTCAAAGTCAGCGGCTTTTTTCTCACCAGCCATTCCGGCGCTTTGTTTTGCAGACGCGACAATAGACGAAAGGTCGTCCAGAAGATTGTCAGACGCGTCTATCTCAACGCCGCTTAATGCCTGCTTGTATTTCTGGTTAAAGATATCCCGCGCCTTGCTAAAGGCAAGACGTGGCGACGTGTTCTTTGGCAGCTCAACACCAAGCGGTTTTAAGGCGCGGTTATACATAAACACCGGAAACGCTTTCATGCCGCGTTCTTGCTGGGCGCGTATGCCACCACCAATAAAGGGCATAGAAGTTAGCGCCTCTTCTGCACGCTTCATGCCGGGGAAGTATTGCCCGACTGTAAGCGGTATTTTCTTTCCTAACGCCTTAGCCTGACGCGATACGACTGGGGCTAGGGCTTCGCCGCCTATACCTAACGCGCCACCTAGTGCCGCGCTTGTGGGGACGTCTGCCATTTCTTCCGCTGCGCCTGCGCCGTAAGCTGCGCCACCGGCGCCAGCCTGCTTCATAGCGCCCTTAACACCTAGCCTGCCTAAAGTTCTCGCCAGCCCAACGCCAGATGGAACGCTGGCAGCTATCTCTGTGCCGTAAGCCTCAACAGGAAAATCAGATCGGAATTTATCTAAGCCAGCGCGGATTTTGTCACGCTCTTGCTTGTAGGTTTCTTCGCCAACCAAGCTGCGAACAAAAGCCTCAATCTCGTCAGCGGTTCCAAACGTAATGCCTTGAGCCGCAGACCGCCCAAGGCCAGCAAAGTATTCTGGCGTGAAGCGTTCAGCGGTCGGCGCGGTCGGTGCTGGTGCAGAACTGCCGCCCTCATCAAGAAATTTAACTTTTCCCATTACTCAATCACCGCCAATCTATTGTTAATAATAACCATACTTCCCACTGGAAGGTTCGCTTTTTCGGCGTCATCAACAGAACTAAATATAGTTGGCAAGTAAGGCGTTATAACTCTTTCAGGGTTTAAGTTATAATCTTTAGCTCTTTTTGTGTATTTTTTATCCAAACTTATTTGACGCTTAACATATGAATCGACTTGCGATGTAGCCGCTTTTATAAAATCTTCTCGCAACTTTGGGGTAAGCAGCACGCCGTCTTTAACGCTGTTATATAGGTTTCTTATTGTTTCACTTACGCCTCCGGCATTTTTAGCTGTGGCGTATTCCGTTTCTCTCACAACAGAGCCGGGGTCTAGTGTTTTCATGAAACCAATAAGCAAAGCAATGTCTGACGCCCCGCTTGGCTTCTCCCCTCTGGCAGCAGCGGCCTTATATGATTCAGCCGCATTTCTAACTTTTTGATAACCGAAAAAGGCCTCTCTGGGTTCTGCACTAAGCATTTCGTATTTATTAAACAGCTTGTCTTCCATATCAAACTGTTCTTTTGTTATAGCTCTTTGTGTTTTGCTAGAGGTCGCGTCAATCTCACGATCTTTTTGTTTGTATTGAGCAATAGCCAAACGACGATCAAACGCAGCTTTATCAGCCGCAGCTTTTCGTTGCGCCTCTTTCAGTTCAGCCTCTTTACCTTCTAAATATCCCTTTTGCGCGGCCTCACCCATAGCCGCAATCCCCTGCCCAAACGTTACAGGAGTAGGCGACCAGCCACCAGCCGCAAGGCCAGCCAAAGACGCGCCGGTAATAGCGCGGCCTGTTGGTGAGGTCAGGGGTGAGCGCATAGCCGCGCCAAAGCTGGTTGGCTCCTCGCTGACACCGTCACCAGCAGATGGTGCGCCAGCGCCGCCAGCAAGGCCTATACGCTGCATAGCAAGTCTCTGAGCTGCCGGCATAAACTCACCGCGTTGGACGCGGGCAAGCATAGGATCAGTACGAGGCGCGCCAGTTACAGGGCTTTCCATACCAAGCGCTGAAGCCGCTGCACGAGCCAGCGCTAAACGGCTTGGGTCTTCTGGCCTAAGTCTCGCACCTGTTGGCAAATAGCCACCACTGGAAGGGCTAAAAGCCTGCAACACAGGGCGCTGGATATTAGCCCTAGGTATTGGCGCTCTACCAGTCCCCATTAGCAAAGAGTTAAGTAATGCTTTATCCATATCTTTACCCCATCAAGCCAAGGAGGCCGCCAAGACCAGCGCCTAAACCGCCCATACCAAATTTATCGCCAAGCTGATATCCACCCAACGCGCCACCAAGGGCGGACAGCCCCGGCTGACGGAAATAAGGCGTAATCTTGTCGCCGCCAATAGTGCCGCCCTGAATAGCAGCCATATAATTAGCGAGAGAGCTGAGTGGTTGTTGCTGCTCAAAGTTATAGCGGTCAATGTCAGCTTGTAGCTCTGCCTGCGATTGCGCCTCACGCGCTGCGCCAACTCCGGCCAGCTTGTTTAGGTCGGCAAAACCAAACTCATAAGCGCCCGGCACCTGAGAAATGGCTGCCTGCTGCGCTTGCAGCGCCATTGGCGCAAGTGCCGAGGCTACTGCGCCCTGCTGATACCCAGAGCCGTACCTTCCCGCCTTTGCCGCCTGAGCCTCAACCGCCTCTACTGCTGGCCGAAATGCGGCAGACTGCAATGGGTTTGTACCCAACAGGTTTTGCATAACAACGCTTTGCAAGGCAGGCGCAAACGGCGTACCAGCGAGCGCACGCTCTCTCGTCGCAGATAACGCCATCTCACTCTCTGGGCTAAAGCCTACGGTCGTCGAGCCGGGGTAGTAGGTTGGCTGATTTCCGTAAAGCTCTTTTGCCTCGCTTAACCCAAATTCCAAGTACGGCTTTGCATAAGCTGGTGGAAGTGTTGACTGCGTGACTGTTCTGGTTGATCCGCCGCCTTTACTCATCGCTAATATCCTTCACTAAAACCACCGACGTGGCGGTGTAATCTTTGAGCTGACGTTGCCAGCCCTTCCTGCCGATTATCTCCATACCGTTGCAGCCAATAGACCTAGCCCAGACTGCGATAGATTTTTCGGCTTTCATTAACTCGTCAAGCTCTCCGCCTGCAAGCCATATCCTACAAACTGACCGCTGCGGGTAATCTACTATCTCCGTTATAATAGCAGACTTCTCTAGCGGGTGGAACTGCGCCTTGCCAGTCGCGCAGGCGTGGTACACGTCCTCCATACAATGCGTGTCGCCAGCATATTGCAGCGCGTCGCTGATCCACTTGTAGCAGCGCTCCCACTGAGCGCCCATCCGGTCTTCAGCCGATAATAAGGTAGGCGAATGGTGCATCATGTCCCTGATTATCGTGGTTGATTATCATAGTGCCGTTAGTGCTTGCGCCGTCAACATATGGGTTATGGTGCCAAGGGTCGTGGTCGACGCCAGTAAAAAACACCAAGCTAGACGTCGAATAGCGCGGTTCTTGTACAGTCGTTTGCGTTGTGTTTGCCGGAAACGTCACATAGCCGACGCTGTTCAAGCCGCCATTGATCGTGCGGTTTAAGACTTCGGCAATTTCGCGTGTCGTAGCTGTAATAGGATTTAACGTGCGAAAATTAGTGGTGCGCTGATCAATAGTCATCTTCTACCTATCTGCCTAGCCTCAATGTCCAGACCAATAACCTTACTCCAACCCTCTGACATAGCGATCCTAGCGCGGTGGTATCTGCCTTGAGCGCGTAGCGGAGCAAATCCGTCAATATTTGGCGCGACGCCTGTGGTAAAGGTAGGCGCCGAAGACTGGGTATCTCTTGTGCCGATTGACACAGTTGCTAATCCATCCTCGTAATATGGGTAAGCTCTAGTCACGATTGAGTGCCTGCCCATAGAAATTGGCGCCTCTCCAGTCTCGATTGTGGCAGCTAATGGCGCGCCGCTGAATGTGTAAATCTTGTCTCCGTAGGCGCCACCAAAGAAATATTGCCCACCCTTAAAAAACCGGCTGTCTAGCTGGATGCTTAGTCCGTCAACTGTGGCGGCGAGGTTGTCTAGGCCGTCAACCGTGTAGCCCGCTGAGAACATAGGCGCAAGGTAGTCAGCCTCAATCTCTGCCAGCGACCATTTGTTAAGCACAAAGTTATATATAATGATTTTGTCCGGCTGGCCTGTTGGCGACTGCGTTGATGTGTAAGACCACATAGCCACCTCATTTAGGGGGTCAACGCTTGCAGACATACGATAGTCGTAGTTACTGTCGAAGTCTGCTAGGAAAAATTCGTTCACCTTTTCGCTGCCTATAGGCGCGGCCCTTTGTCCGTCGAAGGCGTAGAAGCCATCTGATGAAAGGAAAAACACAAGGTTGCCAGCATTGCACACAGAGTTTTTAAAGTTACAGCCGCGCTCTGATACAACTTTGTCAAACTGCCATATTAACGGTGGACCAGAGTATGTGGCTCGGTAAATGGCACGCTCGGTCAAAATCGTGCAGTATTCGCCGCCGACCATTCCAGTGATGGCGCCGCTGTCTGGAAGGTCTTGAAAGTCTGATTGGTCTGTCCCTACTGACCAGCTTGTGACGTTGTTAAACCCAGACCACTGGCAACGATACGGAATACGGCCAGCGCCGCTATCAATGTTTGCAGTCCACACAAAATCGCGCACAACAGCGAGGAAGTCAGCCTTTGGGGGAGAACCACCCAAATCAGAAAACGTAGCGCTGGCGCCTAACTCAAAATATTGTAAAGCCTCATTTACACCACCAGACGCGATGACGTAATCGCCGAACTGCACGAATTTCCACCGCTCGTTGTCATCTAGGGTGTAGCCTCCAACTTTCCCCACGCTATCCAAATTATTGGTTGTCGTGTTGTGCAAGTAAATGTCAGTGGCGTCTCCGGCGAATAGCTTTGAGTTGGACGCGGTGTCTTTTGCTGCAAAAATGCCTTTAATTGTGCTGCTTGCGGCGTTTGAGTATGGCACAAAACCATTCATAGAATGGTAGCCCATAGCGGCTGGCATGACGTTGGTTGCAACTGTCACGCCGCTATTCATAATGTCTGCTTGGTCTGGGAGCCACTCGCCTAGTTGTATCATTTTCTCGTCCACCTTTCGCTACCAGTGCTGACTTGCGACCAAGTCAATGCCGGCAGAATAATATCAAGGTCGTCTAGGTCATCAAGTGAACCGTAAATATTTAAGCTATCCATTGAGCCGAGCGTGTCTAATTCCTCAAGAGACACAGGGAATGGGTTTTGATATCTCCATACCTCATTTTGGCTAAGTTGCTCAACCCACCTGTCGCCCATAACGTGAGGGCTAGACAACTGGCTGACAGCTACCCTAACAGCCGAGGCGCCGCTAAATATGCCCTTTGTGGCGGCTGCTATAGTTACGGCGACAGAGCCTGAGCCAACAATCTGCCTAATTCTCGTTATAATTGACGACGCTGTAATAGATGAGGCGATTGCTGCCGAAGTGTGCTGGATGCGCTTTGGGTCTGCCGCCGCACTAACGGCTGCCGAAACTGCCGCTGCAAACTTAGCAATAAAAGACGCATATGCAGAAACAGACGCGACGCCAGAGACTGCGGCGGCGAAGGCAAGTACTCTCTGCATAACGCTAGAGGATGTAGCGCTTGTTGAGACACTCGCTGCCGCTTGGTGCAATGTGATGCTGTCTAGTTGCTCAAGATTGCCAAAGCTATCTATCGCATCCATATTACCCCAATTATCTAGTTCCTCAAGCGTAGCCACGGCTCACCCCTTAGTCAGCAGAGATGTCTAAGTCACCGGCGTCAATCTTTAAAATGTCCCCACTAGCTATTGTCTTCGCTGTCGTGAAGGCACCGTGAATAAGCAGGTTCCCGCCAGAGGATGCGTCAAACAGCCCGAAGTGGCTGATCGTACCCCAACTGCCGGTTGCAGCAGAAAACTGAATAGCAGACGAGTTATCTGCCGTGCCTGACGCTGCCGCGTTAAAAGTTGCCGCAACGCGTGCATAACCGCTGCCGCTAATTTCTGTGCCACTGTTGTCATCGTTAAACGAACCTGTGGACAACCCAACATAAACGGAAGCTGGCATAGTGTACGAGCCAGTCCCTAAGATATGATCGAGAATTTCATTCTCAAGATAATCACTCATTGCAGACATAATTTAACTCTCCGCCTTTGCATTTTGACGCATATAAATAGACTTTGTGGATAACGAACTAGTCCCATAATGAGAGCGCTCTTCGTCTATTTTTACCTCGTTAATTGCGCGGGTAAACTTTTCATCATAAACAGCCGCGCGCTGTTCATCGAGCAGGTAAGTATAGGCCTCAGCCAAGGCGCCCGAAAGATATAGGTCTGGTGAGCGGGTAAATAAAATTGGTGTGCTTGTGGCCGACAGGGCGTCAACTGAGCCAATATATATGATTTCAGCAGAATAGGCGCTGTCAGGGATAGGGCGTAGTTTCATCTCAAGTCCAACGACGCTATATGCCTTGGGCTTTCCGTTGCCGGTATTCGCGTAATCCTTATCCAAAGATGATGGTGACATATAGTCCAAGACCGTCACAGGGCTTGTGTTTAATTTCACTTCCCTGATTTCTCTTAGGTCATTCGGCAAAGCAATATACTCATCCCCAACCTGAAGCGTGGCCGTGGAGCGCTTTTCCTGCTCCCGCGTCTCAAGCTCACGGTTAATTCTAGCCTCAGCTAATTGGATGAACTCTGGGATCTGACTGTTTAAGTCGCTACGCGCCAAGAAGTTGGCGATAGCCGTCTGCAATGTCGCGTAGTTTGTAATAGCCATCAGATATGCCCGCCACCAGTTCTAAAATCTCTGTTCTCGTTATTGTTCAACCAAGCCTTCCACCCCTTTGGGTTTTCGGCTGGCGTGCCTAGTGTCTCTAGCAGGTGATTATACACGACATTTGGTATTTCCGCTACATGCGACATATGGCGCTGGGTATTGCCAATCATGCTGCCCTTTGAGTAGTCGTTATTCATTTGACGGTTTAGCTTTACCAGCGTGTCAAAGCGCTGGGTCGTCTCAATGATGTCCGTGCCATCAGAGCGCTGATCCATTACCACCTCTTTGGCGGTGTGAGGATCGGTGTATAAAACTCGTTTCATGTCGTCTCCCTCATAGAAGAGAGGGGGCAGTCGCCCGCCCCCTCCGATTTATTATGATCCGTTAAGATCGAAGACAACCGCGTGTGCCTTAGGCGCGGTAGGCTTGAGCGCCCACTCAGACACGAGGTGGCTTGTCTTGGCGTCACCGTCCTGAGAAAGTTCCTGCTCAAGGAAGTTACGTCCGTTCAGTGTGCAGATTGACACGAAGTCTGGGTCAATCAAGAACACACGGTCGTTACCCATCAAGCGTGATGGAACGGCCTCAACAGTACCGAAGTCGGTCAGGAACACTGATGTTGAGCCGACGTATGTGACTTCCTTAGCGGCAGTCATGTTTACGTCGTTAGACACCAGATTGCCTGAAGCAGACAGGTCTGAGAAGTTCGCACGGTTGGTCGCTGATGCGATCATCAGGCGAGGGTTTCCGCCGTCTTCCCACGCATCCTGCATGCCGTCCTCAATGAGGGCGAGTGTCAGCGGGCGAGCTGTTCCTGAGGTGATTGTTGTTGTGCCGTCGGCACCAACAGCAAACGCACCAGTTGCGCCAACTGAACCGTTTGACATCCAGCAGGTCAGTGAAGCTGACTTGCGTGGGTCTGAACCGTCGCGTGCAACGTCTGTGTCACCGATTGCTTTTTCGATGTCACGGCGTAGTTCGAGAGCTTTCAATACCTTCTGGTAGTTATGCTCACGCTCACGTCCGGCACTATCGACAGCGTCGAGTGTGCCTGATGTTGCAAACACCTTCTTTGAGATTTGGTGGTAGTTACCAATCCGTGCAGTTGGTGTCGCCGCAGCAGTAGCTGTGGTTGCACCTTCATTGTGGTAGTTAGTAGTTGACGCGGCGGTCAGCTCCTGAACTTGCCATTCGACGAAAATGCCGTTTGAGGTTTCTTTTTTCACATTGGAAAAAATTGGTGTTTCTGCCGGATCAATCCGGTAGATGATGTCGGCGAGTTGTTCTTTCTCACCGACCGCGTTTTGGGTCGTAAAGACAGCCATTTTTTTGCTCCTTCGGGCTTACCTGCCCATTAGAAATTCAACAGCGGCATCAACCGTTCCAGCGCTTTCAAAACGCTTTTTCGCTTGTTGCCGAGAACGACTAGCAACTTCTCGCTTGGTCTTTGGACGTCCTGCCTTAGCCATCTTTGGTGCCTGCCTTGCACGTTTCTTGGCGTCGGGTTTCTTCGACTGAAGATTGTCCCACTTCCACGCCTTGTACAAAAGCTCGATAGCCCTAGCGTCTGAGGCATTTGCAATTTCCTCTTCACTAAAGCCAACGCGGCGTTGTGCATACTTAATGACTTCCTGACGCTCAAATTCTCTTGTCTCGTCATTCTTCCATTCGGGTATGCGGTCGAGCATTTCGGCACGTTGATTTTGCAGGTGCTTTTTTAGGTTCTGCTCCTGCTCGTATGCCTGCTCTTGTGCGATGCGCTGTCTTTCGACATCAACTTGCTTTTGCTGTTCCTTGTACTGGTCGTACTCGGTCTTGGCTAAAAACAAGTCACGCTCGCTCATTGTTTCGGCTAATGCTCTCCAGTCAGGTTCTTGTTCGACTGTCTGACGGATTTGGGCGCTCAACAGATCAAGTTGCTGCGCGTAAGTGTCGCGGAGTTGCTTTGTTTGAACCGCCTCAGCCTCAAAGGCTTTACGCTGTTCAGCAAGTTCCATCGACTTCTTAGTAAAAGACCGCTGGCGCTGATAACCGTTTCGCAGCTCGTCTAGGTCTACCTCTACCTCTTCGCCGTCAATTTTGACTTTGTAGGTTTGCTGAGGCTCCTCGTCGTCTGCGTCGTATTCATCATCGTCGTAGTCCTCTTCGCCGTCATCGGCATCATCATCCACAAATTCCTCATCCGGCGTCTCATCGACGTTATCGGGTTCAGACTGTGCTGCCTCTGCCTCAGGCTGTTGAGACGCTTCTTGCGCCTCAGGCCGCTCTTCTGTTGCATTATCCTCAGGTGGATTGCTCAGAAGGCTAATTGCATCATTCATTGAAATAGTGCCGGTTCCTGCTGGATTGTCGGACATAATTAAATCACCTTAATTTTGTTACAGTTGCACGCCGCCTGAAATCGTCAAGCTGCGCTTCTGCTAACTTACCATCCTCTACTACGCTTTGAAAATACCCCTTTAAAGCGTTGAGGGATTGAGACAAATAATAAACTCGCTCTCTATTTTCCGTGTCCTTGACGTCGCTACTCTTCCAAGCTGCTGTAAATTGCTCGTCCAGATAGTCAAACGCCTCGTTTAATAACTCGTTGCGAAGCAGCGCCTCAGCCCTCTCGGCTCTGGCCTGCTTATCCCTCACCTTATGCTCGTCCATAGTCTCCCCTTACGAAAGAAGTGTATAACCCGACAGTTGTGGCGGGCGTTGGAAATATTCTGGGTATGTCGCACCCTGACGCCGGAAATTAAGGTTGGCTGCCGCAAAGTCCTGAGGCGTGCCAAAGCCTGCGCCGTATTGCTGCTGGAACTGCGGCAGGCCAGTAGGCGCCACATCGAGCAAGCCCATACGCGCATACCCACCGGGGGTTGGCGGTACGACTGAGCCTACACCGCCGGGTGCGCCTGCGCCGCCGCGTGTGTCCAAGCGACAAGCCTGCAAGTCTTCGTCGAAAATGTAGCCAGCGTCGCATTGGCCGGTGACAGGGTTTACTGGTTTGACTTCCTCTCGCCCATCATCACGACCGCCACTCATGTCGGGTGCGTTCATGCCGGTATATGCGCCCCTAGCCAGCAAATCCTCAAATGTCTTGGGCGGGCCTAAAACAAGGGTTGTTAAGGCGTCAATTCCCTGACC